TCGTTTATTTTTACGTTGATACTATGGATAGAGATGATTTCTTTGAAAAAATCTTTGTCCGAACGTATGGGGATGATGTTATTGCTGCAGTCAAACCAGATGTTGCTAATATTATCAATAACAATACGTACCAATCGTATTGTAAGCACGTTTATGGAGTCAACTTTACTTCAGCATCTAAAGATGCTATTATGAAGGATTTTGTTGATTTTGAAGAACTTGGTTTCTTGAAGAGGAAATTCGTTTATAATCCAATGTTTGATAAATATATGGGTGTGTTAGATCACAACTCGCTATATAAATCATTAGAATGGATGCTACCGTCTAACTTCATAACAATGGAAGAACAGACGATTAGCACATGTGAATCATTCCTTTACGAAGCATTTGGACATACCAATGCGAGGAAATTTCACAATCTAAGAAATTTTTTAATAAATGTCTTAAAAACTGCATTCCCAGGATGCAATCCTCACACTTTGCCAACTTATGAGAAAATAAGAGGGGCATTGGAGTGGGAATATGTAAATGACGTCGTTATGAGAGAAAACGATTATTTTGCATTAGGTGGAGTGGCTGGTCCACATGACATTGCTAATAATTCCAACACCTTAAACATGGAAAGTTTAGCTCTCTCGACTGAGGGGGGTTTAGGATGGCCCCTTATCAGAAATTTAAGTCCTAGCAACAGTTTAAATGAAGAAGAATTTGAGAGATTAGTAAACTCTCCCTACTATGGTATTCCAATTATGGAAATCATGAGAAATCCACGCTTAAGTGGAACACAGAAATCCATTCCTGCTTTTAAAGAATACAGAATTTTACTTGAGAAAGAGATACTTTCAAAAGTAAAACAAAAGCCAAAATTCATTCATAACCGGTACGTCACAGAATCTGGTGTTGATTCGGGGATGATGAAAACAGGTGCGTTAGATAAAAATAAGCAGAATGTCCACGAAAATTTCGAGGACAATGCTGGGGAACAGAATGTGGTTGTTGCCGTTGGTAAATCTACAGCGGATAAAGCTGGTCAGGAAGAGGTGAAAGAACCCAATGGTTTTTTGAGCAGACCAGTCGAGATAGGTAACTTTATAGTTGATCCTATTACGTTTTCCTCTTTTTTCACGGAATTTAGGGTATGGGATATATTATCTTCTGAGCCCACTGTTCGATCAAAGTTGAGGAATTGGGCATATTTGCGCGCTGATGTTATGGCGACAGTCACTATTTCTGCTAGTCCGTTCGTAGCTGGAAAGGTATTGGTAGTGTATGTTCCGCATCCTCTTAAAAATGATGCTTTTAAAGCAATGATACAACGTATTTCTGTAGATGGTGTTAATTATAGACCACTGCTTTTAACGTATTTATCATCGTTTCCAGGGGCTAAGGTGATGGATGTTAAAGAAAATCAACCTTTGACACTTGATATTCCATTTATATCTCCTAAGCCAATGTTTAGGTTATTTAATTCATCAACATCACCAATGACCGCAGCGACTCCATATCGTGACATGGAGAATGCAGGTTCAATATACCTATTAAACGTTGGAGATTTTTCGGCTGTTACCTCCAACCCGTCAGATGTTTCGTTCTTTTTGTATGCATCTTTTAAGAATGTACAATTAGGAACGTTGACAGCGACACAATTAGATGTCACGACCGAATCTGGATTAGAAGATATCAGCGAAGCAGCTAAAACATCAGAAGAGGACGTAGGTCCTATTGAAAAGATAGCGTCTGCGTCAGGAGCAATTTTCGATATAGCGTCGAAGTTTGCGATTTTGGCACCATTTACGATGCCAGCAGC